ATACCTTGAATTCCCTGAATACCTTGTGTTCCTTGAGAAGCTTGAATACCCTGAATTCCTTGAATACCCTGAATACCTTGAGCACCAGTTGATCCAATACCACCCTGTATTCCTTGAATACCTTGAATACCCTGGATACCTTGAGCACCAGTTGATCCAATGCCACCCTGGACGCCTTGAATACCCTGGATGCCTTGGATGCCTTGGATACCTTGAGCACCAGTTGATCCAATACCACCCTGGACGCCTTGAATACCTTGAATTCCCTGGATACCTTGAGCACCAGTTGATCCAATACCACCCTGTATTCCTTGAATACCTTGAATGCCCTGGATACCTTGGATGCCCTGTATTCCTTGAATACCCTGAATACCCTGAATTCCCTGGATACCCTGAATTCCCTGGATACCTTGAGCACCAGTTGATCCAATACCACCTTGTATTCCTTGAATACCTTGAATTCCCTGAGGGCCCTGAAGACCATTATTACCTTGAATACCGAAAGAACCTTGAATACCCTGAATTCCCTGAGGGCCCTGAAGACCATTATTACCTTGAATTCCTAAATTACCTTGAATACCCTGAATTCCCTGAGGGCCCTGAAGACCATTATTACCTTGAATACCGAAAGAACCTTGAATACCCTGGAGGCCTTGTATTCCTTGAGTTCCTTGAACACTGATACCCTGAGTTCCTTGAACACTAATACCCTGAATACCTTGAGTTCCTTGAGAAGCTTGAGTACCCTGTATTCCCTGAGTACCTTGGATACCTTGAATACCTTGGATTCCTTGAGTTCCTTGAATACCCTGGATACCCTGAATTCCCTGAGCAACAAAGGCACCATCAGTACCCTGAAGTCCAAAGTCACCTTGGATACCTTGAATTCCTTGGATTCCTTGAATACCCTGAACACCAGCCGATGAAACAGAAATATCGTAATTTGTATTTTCCTTAGCAGAAACTCTATAGGTTTCTCCGCCGTTATAATTTACGTTATATTCTGACATTATTATTCAGAGACAGTTGGATTTACTATAGCCATCCCCTGAATAACTTTTGAAATAGTGCTAGAAGGAGATGTAATTGTAATGTCATAATAATTTCTACCTTCAGTCAAATCAGTTGTTGAAGTACTTCCCATAGAAATTGTAATCTTTCCTGTAGTTGAAGCTATACCTACAGAAAAACTACTAGAAGTCGTTGAAGTTGGATATTTTCTAATCTTTGATGTTGCGGTATATCCACTCAAATCCAAAACACTACCATCTGAATTCGAAATCGTATATGTGGCAGTAAAGTTAGTACCACTATCAATCGATATATTTACCGTTGGTACTGCCGACATAACCCACCAATCCTACTCTATGTATTTATCAGTTTTCTATATCTATATTCTTTTTTAAAAGTTTTTGAAGTTCTGCAGTTGATCCAACAAAGAGAGCATTTGTAACGTTAGTTGGACCTTTTGTCTCTTCTTCCTTATTGACATCTTTAAGTTTTTTCTGTAAATCCATCAGTTTATCAGTAGCATCTGAAACACTTTTAATTAACTGACCGGCAACTTCATAAGCACGAGGCATTTCACTCTCCTGTGCTAACTCAAGTATTCCATTAATAGCCTCTTGACCTTTCTCAATCAGAGAATATAGATTACCCCTAGTATATTCATAATCTTTTCGAATATCTTCAACAGAAGAAGAAATATTTTCTATTTCACTCTCAATCCTTTTCTTTTCGGGTACAATAGGAGTAACATCAACATCAAATGTTTCATCTAATTTTTCAAACTTATCTTTCATAACTCATCTCCTATCAAAAAATATCACCATTAAATCCAAAATCATCTCCGAATTGAATTAGGTCATTATCTTCAGAAGTAATACTATAAATCTTAGATCCAAGAACATGATTCTGCAATGTTGTATTATCTTGAGCTCTCTTAACTACAAGTTTATTACCAGTAATTGACTCCACATACATTTCCTCTTCACCAATGTAAATGTAAGTGTTTGCTGTAACAGAACTCGAATCTTCAACCTCAAAGACAGTATCGATAACATTTAAGTTTTGTGACAAGAGTGTTACAACACTTCCATTGTAATCTTTTGTAGCTCTTGGTGTAACCTGATAAGTAAGATCTCTTGTAGCGTTTGGATCATTTGGACCACTTCCAGCCACATAACCAACAGTAACCTTTTTGATGATCTGATCCGTAACATCACTGATGGGACCGAACAGATAAGTTTTTGCAGTAAAGTTTAAAGTATAAATTAATGCCCTTCTAGTATCAAAATTACCCTCATAATCATCAGTCATATCAATAGAATCCAATTGAATTGGAATATCTCTTTTTTCTTTTAAATCACCAAGAAAATTGATTGAGAGATTATATGCCGGTTGAAAGTATGGTAAAATCTGCTCAGTAATTTGAAGCATATCATCATTCAATTTTGTCATGATAGACAAAGTAAATGACATATTGTAAGGAACGGGAACATAACTCCTCTTAATATTATCCCCGTCAGGTGTTTGATTAATAATTGTTTGAGTTTGAGTAGACTTACGAGTTGGATCATACTGCAAGTTTACAAATTCAAATGACATTCTTGGTAAAGTCATTTGAGTTGGCTTATTCAAATTAGCCTCTTGTTCCATTCTTGCAAGAAACTTCTGAGTAGGTCCATAAGCCAGAGGAACTTTAATGACACTTACCGTATCATCGTCAGAGTTTTTATGTTTGACTTCAATACCATTAAACAAAGTACCAAATCCAATAATTACGGATCTGAAAATCTCGTTGTAAAAATACTCAAACATTATCTTACTGTATTAGTCTGTTACTATTTAACAACTTTTAATCTATGGCATTCCAAATGGATTAGTTTCAGAGAAATCTAATATCGCATCAGCTTCTGTTTCTATAGTATCATTATCGGCAAAAGGTGTTACCAGATCATCAGTGTCTACAGTTCCGATTAGATATGTAGCACTGGAATCTTGCCCAACAATCAATTCACCACTGACAAACTGTCCGTCAACTATAGAAATTTCTAATTTCTTAGTTGATGTAGTCCATTTCTTCACTCTAGCCGTGACACCAGAAGTTTGTCCTGTAACAATTTCGTTAAAGGCAAATGTACCAATTCCGATTGTACTTGAAGATCCAACTGGACCGGAAATTGTAATGGTTGGAGCAGTAGAATAACCAACTCCACTATCAGTAATATAAATTGCCGTAACAATACCAGCAGAACTAATTGTTGATATACCTTGAGCAGCAGTTCCAGATCCACCTGGTGAACTGAATGTGACAGTTGGAGCAGAGGTATATCCAGAACCACCACTTGTCACTGTTACAACTCCAACAGATCCCGTTGTTATTCCAGCAGTAGCAGCAGCACCAACTCCTCCACCACCTTGAATAGTAACCCAAGGAGCAACAGTATATCCACAACCAGCATTAATTAGGTTGATAGCTTGTATTTTGCCACCATTTTGACCATTACAATTTACATAGTTGGTCGTAATAGAAGCTATTCCAACAGCTGTAATTCCTCCAGATGGTGCTGAAGAAATACCAATTGTTGGTTGAGAAGTGTAAGAACCTCCCATGTTTTTAATATAAATTTTTCTAACTGCACCAGAAGCACAGTAGGAAGCTGTAGCAGAAGCTGTAACTCCAGATCCTATCAGTGTCAAAGTTTGAATATAACCAATCTGTGAAATATCGTCATCAATTTCATCAATACCAGTATCAAGAACTTCATCTTCATATCTAAAGAGTTCACATCTCAATTGATAAACATAATTTTTGTTTAATTGGTAAAAAGGTTGTTCGTGTTCTACATACTTGATTTCAAATATCCTATCACCAAGAGGAAAATATATCAAATCACCTTCTTTTGGTCTCGCAGTTAATTCGATATTAGGTTGATCTCTAATTAATGGAGCAATATAATTTTCATATCTTTCTCTCGAAATAATTAATGTCAGATCATCTAAATTCTGAATACCAAATTTTGATAAAATAGTTCCTTGACCACCATATCCTTCATAGTTATCAACATAAGCTTCAATTGGATATGCATCATTAAACTGTGACTGAATGACTTCTTTTATTACAGTATTTTTAGTCACATAAGTACGAGGAAGGTAAAAAATCTCAACACCATACATTTTCAACTGTTCGTTGACTAGATCCTGTATGAGGCTTTGTTCTGTTTTACTTCCGTTGAGAAAAAATGGATTTAACATATCATCCGATCATATCTAAGGGTGGTAACTCATAAGTATTACTCATTTTTTCTTTAATTCTATCAAGTTCCAACTGAGCATCATCATAAAGTTGTCTTCCATTAAACTCAATACCACCTGGAAGTTTCACACCTTGGAACTTGATTAAATTTTGACCCCATTGTCTTTTAATCAATGCGGTCAAATAAGGTTTCAAGAAAGAATCATTCCAAACTCTTGAATAATCACTTGGATCCATCGATCTCCAACAATCAATGATCAAATATTGACCAGCTCTTAAATTACTCCAGT